CTACTACGAACCAAGCCGTTTTCGGTGGTGATATCGACGCAGCTGCTGGGACAGTCACGGCAGCTGCGTTTACTGGAATTCAGGTGAGTGATGTGCCAACCTTAAACCAAAACACAACCGGTTCTGCTGCAACACTGACGACAGCACGAATGATTGGAGGTGTTTCATTTAACGGGAGTGAGAATATAACACCAACAACGTTTAGTGGGGCATCATTCAGTGGTGACGTAGCGTTCAACACGAATACTCTATTTGTTGATGTGAGTGCTAATCGTGTCGGCATCGGGAAGACCAACCCAGGGTCAGCCCTAGATGTTGTGGGGACCATAACGGCGAGTTCGTTCAGTGGAATTCTAGCCAGTGATGTACCCGCACTTTCAGCGTATGCGGCACTAGCTGGCTCTGCGAGTCAAGCTTTCTCTGCGAGTACTCTTGCCGCATCTGGATATACGTTAGATGGGATGCCCCACCAACAAACTATTAAACTCGGTGTGACAAAAGCTATTGGGTGGTATAGAATAGCTGAAAATGGTAACGCACAGAATGGGGATGGGAATGGTTCTAGATGTTCTGCTCGATTTACCATTATGGATTATGTTCCTGGAAAGCATAGTACTCGCACATTCTACGTGGGTGGTACATATGGGAACACACCATTTATTCATTTGTTGACAAATACGTCATACGGGTCTGATGGTGCAATAAGATATGTTCGAGTTGTCGAAGATAATGTATACGAAGGTCTGGCCGTTGAAATATATTTCGATAACGAAGTCCTTGCGAATGAGGTCCGTGTCGTTATGGACGATAATTACCAAACGAGTGGTTTTAACTTGGTCAATTTTGAGAGTGTTCTCACAGATCACCCGGGTATGAACGAATATTCTATCGATTTAAACACCTATATTTGGGCAATAAATCGTAACGGGGCCAATCAAATCTCTCTCAATACGAGTGGAACTGTTACAGCGACAACTTTTAGTGGGGCACTTAGTGGGAACGCCACCACGGCGACTTCCGCTGGTTCGGCGGGGTATGCGACTTCCGCTGGTTCGGCGACTTCCGCTGGTTCGGCGACTTACGCGACTTCGGCTGGTTCGGCTGGTTCGGTGACTGGAAAATCATCTATAAGCAAAACGGCACATGCGTCGGGTGCTAATGACTATCATCTTGAACTGTACTCCGACAATACAGGTGATTCTAACAAGGAAGTCTCTTTACGATTTCATCAAGGAAATCAGTATTGGGGACAAATACGATTCAGGTCGTCTCAATTTTACTTTACGAGTGGATATGATAATTCTATGTGCCCTGTAAATACAGGGGCGTTGATCGCCACATCTGTATACACGGGGGGAACAGTTTCGGCAGTCGAAGTTTATGCAGCTGCGTTTGTCGTCACAAGTGACCGACGCATCAAGAGTAATGTGGTCGATATCCATGATACCACAGCGTTAGACCAGATACGACTACTGAAACCGAAATACTACGAGTACAAGGACAAGCTCAAACGGGGGGGGTCGAGTGTGATCGGTTTCATCGCACAAGATGTAAAAGAGGTTCTCCCGAGAGCAGTCTCTGTGGCTGACGGTGAGATACCCAACATCTACGAGACCGCTACCATCAGCTCGAGTAACACAGTCACATTTACGAACTTCAACACCTCGAACTTGGATGGGTTGGGTAAGCTCATCACATACCTGGCGGAAGACAAACGGGAGGAACTTACCATCACAGAGGTTGTCGACGAACACACGGTTCGTGTAGAGGAAGACCTGTCCGAGTGGGGAGAACAGCTCTTTGTTTGGGGACAGAAGGTTGATGACTTTCACCACCTCAACAAGGACTACATATTTACAGTAGCTACAGCAGCCCTCCAAGAGGTGGATCGTCAACTCCAAGCCGAAAAGGTCAAAACAAAAAACCTCGAAGCGCTCGTTTTGACACTCATCTCACGTGTACAAAAGTTAGAAACGCGATAAATATAAATAATTCGATCAATGTAAAAATCCCCTTATTCTAACGCTTAAAAATAAAAACATAGTATAATATAAATGTCCGGTGGTATCGCCCAACTCGTTGCCGTGGGTGCTCAGGATGCACACATCGTGGGTAACCCCGAAGTATCTTTTTTCAGATCGACGTACAAGCGTCACACAAACTTTGCCCAAACTGTTGAAAAGCAGGTTATCCAGGGTAACCCCTCTACGAATGGTATGTCCACCGTGCGTTTCGAACGCAAGGGTGATATGCTCAGCCACGTGTACATATCCAACCGCGTTCCCGGTAACACACAAACGAAGGCTAACTGGAAAGCACAAATTAAAAAAATCGAGCTATTGATCGGTGGTCAGGTCATTGACACGCAAACATCCGAATTCTCTCAAGATATTGTGCCTGTCATGCTTTCCCAAACATACTCCAAGTCTCTCGCGGCCGCCTCGGCTAACAATGCTGGGTTCTACCCGCTCCGCTTTTCGTTTTGCGAAAATGCTCAGTCGGCACTCCCGCTCGTGGCGCTCCAGTATCATGATGTCGAGATCAGAATCTCGTGGAATACCGTCGTCGCGGCGAAGGATTATGAAGTGCACGCGCAATTTATCTATCTGGACACGGATGAGCGCACCGCGCTTTCGGCGGCTCCCCAGAACATGTTGATTACCCAAACGCAGCAGTCTATCGCGTCCATGGGTTTGATCCAAGAGCTCAACTATAACCACCCCATCAAGTTCCTCGCGACGTACAAGTCCGGTGGTGTAGGTGTTGCCAGTGGTAATGTAAAGCTTCAAATCAACGGTACGGATGTCGGCGACGCGAAAAAAGCACAGCCTCACTACACATCCGCCTCGCTTTACTACCACACCCCGTTCACTACCATGAACAGTAGCGTCGCGGACCACTTCATGTACCCGTTCTGCCTTGAAACTGCTAAGCTTCAACCCACTGGTACGCTCAACTTCAGTCGCCTCGACTCAGCCCGTCTCGTATCCGATGCCGGGACATTCAACACTGACATGTACGGTGTGAACTACAATATCCTTCGTATCGAAAACGGTATGGCTGGTCTTATGTACTCTAATTAATTCCCTTCTAATAACAAATGTGGGGACTTCTCTTTCTCCTATTTTTCGTTTTTATGATCACCTACGATCCTAAATCCGGAACGCTCAATAAATATATTCCCATCCAGAACGCAGAATGTAAGGATGGCCACTACCAGGAAATCCAATTTGCACAACCAGGGTATCAGTGTCCTACAGATGAAAGATCTAAAATGGGTGCAATCGTATCTACTTAAAAACAATACGTGTATTCTAAACATAATGTTTTCACTCGATCGCGAAACCGTCATTTTGGCCGCTGTGATAGTATGCGCCGCTGCATCTCTTTACATGTATAACGAATTGCGACAGTCAAAAGATGATATTACCAAAATCAAAACGTTCCTAGACCGGGTCCAGGAAGAATCGCAACAAGCGCAAGCCTCTCAGATGGTATATGCCTCAGTACCAGTTGAGTTCGAGGAAGAACCCGAACCCGAACCCGAACCCGAACCGGAAGTGGTTGCTATCAAACCCAAACCGGTTGAAAAGCGCGCTACTCGAGGTAAAGCCGCTGTGATTAATTCTTCGGAATAAACTTATCAGGAGATTATAGAAGCTAATGAGCAATGAAAAAATATAAAGCTATAGCAATCCCAGTCACTTTCGTAGGTGATACCCCACGGTTTCTTACCGTGAGAGATAAACGTTTTAAAGAATGGATTTTCGTGACCGGGGGGTGCCGGCGACGAGAAATATTTACACCGATACGCACAGCTTTAAGAGAACTTGAAGAAGAAACACGGGGTGTTGTTTCACTAAAAAATGGAGAGTATACAAGTTTCACGTTCAACGTGAAAGAAAGTCCTACAGTCGATCTCGAGTACACAGTATTTATATTTTTTGTAGATTATTCGAGTATTGAACAGCACGAACTTGTAAGAAAATTTAACGATGAAAAATATAAAATGTATACAAAAAAAATACACATGAAACGTACATACGACGAAAATGATTTTATGAGTTTCGATACGTTACCCGAATTTAATTCAAGAAGGCGGTGGGAACGAATTATACACAACGTCGTCGAGAACCCAGAATTTTACGCGTGCATGACTTCTCTTAATAGAAAAACATTTTCTATAAAATAATGAAGTCAAAGAACTATATTCTTCGACAGATAAAGGATATTTTAATTGATCACAAGTCATACGGAGAGGAGAAAGCGGATACCTACATCGAAGGAATAAAGGATAAAACCGTATATGAATTGTTAGTCATGAAAAAGGAATTGTCTACAAGTGAAGAAGAATATCGCGATGTATCGTGTAGAACGTCAATTTGGCATGAAGAAGAGTATTAAAAAAATAACACGACATACAAATAAGTATGTTTAGATCATGGTGTCGAAAACAGGGGTTTTCGAATAGCTCCAATCTATCACATGTGCTCATGGACGGTGGCCGTCTATCTGT